ATTCATGAATCCGTTTAAACATATTAAAATTTATTACAGATACTTCACTTATTAATGAATTCATACCTTGTTCTTTTTCTTCAATTGTTCTTCCACTTCTAACATCAGTATCAAGATATTTATAATGTGTTTTCTTAGAACCATCAGGTTTCATTTCATAGTATTCTGCTACACCAACATAATCAGATGTACCTGGAGTTTGCTCAATATAATATTTACCATTTTTATTAGGATTTTCGTATTTAATTGGTCCCTGTCTTAGAAGAATCTCTGTAGGAGTTGGGAACTGATTTGAAAATAATTTGTTACTTTCCCATACATTTTTAGGTGCAATAAAAGTAATACCTTTTTGGTAAATAGCATCAATTTTAGTTTTAAGAGCAGCTTCAGTTGCACCTTCACCTTCCATACTTTTAATAACTTGTTCAATAACCTCTCTTGGTGCCATTAGTTTCATAGAACCTAAACTATTACTTTCCATTGACATTCTGGTTGCACCAACCATAAAAGGTTTCATTGTTTTATCACTATTTAACCTAGTTTGCATTTCTCTAATAATAGCTGTTGCTTCATTTTGAGTAACACCCGTATCTCCCCAAGTTTCTTCAGAACCTGGTAACTGATTACCTCCAGTTGTAATTCTAAATTTATTTCTATCTTGATTCCAGTTTGTACTTAAAATAGTATTAAACATTTGTGAAGCAGCTTGATTTCCAGGATCACATACAACACCTGGAGCAACCATCATATTACCTGTATCAGCAGCAAATGCAACGGTATTACCAGATCTGTTACTTTCACTAACAGCATACATTTGTAAACCAGTTTTAGGATTCATATCTTTTGCAAGTTCTTCAAATGAATTATCAAATACATCAGCTACCCAAGAAGCTTTATCTTTAACATTTTCTCTGCCATCTCCTAACATTCTAGGTACATTTGTTAAAGGAAAAACATAGTTATACCATTTTGCATCAGCTTTTTGATTTGTAGTTTTACCTATACTAAAACCAAGAACAGATGATATTTGTTGATCCATTTCAAGAGCCATATCTTTAAACTCATCTAAATTACCATGAGCATCTAATGCATATCTAGTCATCATTAAATCAACAGCTTTATTAATTTTAGCATCATAAATTTTATCATATGATTCAGGATGTGCACTACGAAAATAATCTTCAGTATCTTTACTTTTTACTTTATCAACAATATAAGTTAAATCTTGTGTAAATTTAGTTCGAATTTTATCATAGTTATTATTTCTAACTACATTTAAAGCATCATCAGTTCTAGCAAGTTGATTTAACTGAAGCATAGAAGGATCATTAAAATATTCTTTTGCTAATTCACTTCCTGAATGTTGTGAAGTCCAACTTTGCATTAATTCATTAACATTATAAATTTGACCAGAATTTACATTCTTATTTGTAAATGCAGATGGATTAGCTTTATAACTTGCCCATATGTTATTCCATACTTTTACAATTTCTGGTTTATAATTTTTACTTCCCTCTTTCATAATTTTTTTTGCAAGAGGATCACTTGGATTAAATTTTAATACAATTTGTGCTAAATTAGCAGCTGTAAATGATTCACCTACAACACCATTATTTATATATTTCATTAAATTATTTACAGGTTCAGTAGCATGTTGAGATATCATTTCATCTCTCATAAATTTATTTGAAGCATCAATTGACATCTCTTCTCCACTGGTAGTACCATCAGAAGTTTTAAGAGTAATTCCAAAACCTTGTGCTTGAGGATTAGTATTTAATTTTGCATTTTGATCATAACTATAATAACGGTTTTCTACAAGCCAATCAATAGCTTTTTGTTTACTCTTAGCTTCAGTTTGCATTGCTATTTCACTTTGTCTATCTTGATGAGATTGACTTTGTCTTTCTCTAGCATGTTTATCTCTTAAAAACTCTAGTCCAACAGGATTAGGTTTATATTCAACTTCCATGTTAAGTGTAGCATAGTTATTTGCAGCAGTTATTATATCTTGTTCTGCTGCAACAGATGCAAACCCAGCATCTACTTTTAATCTTGCTAATTCAATATCACTTAAAATATCTTCATCATAACCTTGAACAGTAGCTGTAGCTTGTTTATCATTGATTTGATTGTTTAATTTCTCAGCATCATCTGCAACAGCAGAATTTACTGCAAACAATTCATCTAATGATTTTGCATAATTATTTTGTAGAGGATTTACATTACCTTGATTTATTTCTTTTTGAAGATTACCTTGTAACTGTTTAGTAGTCTTTAATTCATCTTGAGCTTTAACATTTTTATCAGAAGCATAACTTTTTAACCAATCATATTTATCTTTAATATATTCTTTCTCAGCTTCAAGTTTATTACCTCCAAATTTTTCAGCATTTTGATTAGCATAGTTCATTCTTTCTACAAATGCTTTTTCTCTATACATATCCTGAATATCAGGTCTGTTTGCATACTCAGCTAAAAATGTATTTTGAAGAGTTGGTAATATTAATTCTCCATTTTTCTTTTTTATTAAATACAACCCAGATTGATCAGGTACTGTTTGAACTGCACCAATATCATATTTCTTAGCAAGATCCATATATTCTTGATTAACATTAACCAACGGAGTATATGTAGCATTACCCATATTTAAAGTCTCATCTAATGTAGCATCTTTAAACATTTGTCTTCTAAGTTCTAAACCTTGAATACCAATTCCCCACCATTGTTTTCTTTGTTTTGGATCCTGAGAATTTTTCAATGCATTTGCTGAACCATATGTATTTTTCCAATTTTTAGTCCAAGCCATATCTTTCATTAGATATCTATCTTCATAAAAAGGTTTGAATACTTGAGTTGCTTGAGTTACATTCTGCTCTAGGGAAAGATCCAGACCTGAAACTCTTTTCAAATTAAAATCAATATGTTTTAAAAGCTCATCTTTCTTTTCAATATTTTTATCATGTGTAAGATCAGCTCCATATAATTGACCATATAGATTGTTTAATGATTGCCAATTAGTATCATATTGACTTTGTTTAGTTTGTAATAAATTTCCATAGAAATTTAAATCAGGCTGAAACGGCTGATAATCTGGTATATAATCTGTGACACCCTGGAGATACGTGGCCATAATTAAATGTATTTAAATGTTGTTTTATTTATTCTTTTTCCTAATAATTTGCGACTCATTGAACCTTTAGTAATATTTAATAAATCACAAACTTCAGCAAGTGAACTATAAATTATTCCTGTTGCTGTATTAATAATTTTTTTTCCTTTTTTTTCTCTATGTAATTTTTTAAAATCAATGGTTTCTCTTGATTTTCTCAATATTTCTTTATGTTCTGTTGAAAGTGTTCTTTCTTTAAGTTTTTGAATACAGCAGGTAGATGGTTTTTTACCTTTATTAGCAATTCTTAATTTTTCCTTTGTTTCTTCAGAATGTATAGAACAACCATTAGGATCTGTTGGTTTTAGATTATAACCAATAGATCTATCTAGACAATTAAATTCATTAACCCAGTAGTGTTCTTTAGCATGTAAATCAGTTATGTCACATTTTTCAATCATTTCAAAAATAAAATTCTCTTTACCGTATTTATTCCAAGCTTTTTGTAAATAAGTATTTGAATGAATACCTTTTCTTAAATCATATAAGTGACCATTAACTCTTGTTCTTATGTTAGAGGCACAACCAATATATAGTTTATTATTTATTGTATTAGTAATTTTATATATACCTGGTTTTCCTTGTAAGTACGTTGCCATAATCTATCTTTGTTGTAAAAATATTAAAATTTTTTAAGTTTAATAAACTTATAAAGTTTACAGTATAAATGGAAGCCATGAATTTATATGAACATACCCATTATCATTATGTGTTTCACCTCCTTTTTTTACTTTTGTTGTTTGTCCATACATGGTATTAATAATATCAGACTTTGTACCATTACTTTTAAGTCCTGGAGATCCTGATCCACCTTTTGCACAATTTAATAAAAAGGTTTCACTTGCTCCTGGATTATTTGCTACACAGTCATCATATGCTATCTGCCAATTACTTTTACCACTACCAGCACCTTGACCTGTAACTGTTTTTGGAGTAGGTCTATATGCCATTTCTCCACCACTTTCTGGATGTACCCTATAGTTCTCATACATTTGATTCAATGCATCTGTTCTCCATTTATTTGTGATTCCATTTGCATAGTAATTT